TATCAGGAAAAGCTTAAAACCTACATCCATAAAGAGTCATGGCCCTTAGCAAACAGGCTTGCGATGATGACCGAACTGCTATTGAACTATGACATTGACTTCAAGACCAAAGAGGACGAGAAGTGCCGTAAGTGGATGTTAGAGTGGGCTGCATACATCAAGAGAGCGAGTATTGCTGCCATGCAGAGGGGTGACAGGGGCGACTTTGGCAGGTCCTACTGGAATGTCCTGAAACTTGAAGCACAGCACCATAACGTTGACAGCTACATGCTGTATTTGGAGCGCAAGAGGGAGCGCAAGTCAAGGTTTTATGAACCGAGGCGTAAGGTGTTTGTGAAGTTTGGAGTCGTAGAGGCATTACAGCAACTCCTTGATGACGAGATTGACATCCTGGGGCTGAGTTTTCCTCCGGGGACCGGCAAGAGCACTCTCGAAGTTTTCCTGCTTTCGGGGATCTTGGGGTGGTATCCGGAGCACCCAAACCTTGTGTCGTCTTTCTCAGGCACGATGACTAAATCACTGTATGACGGTGTATGTCAAATCCTCAATGATCCTGACGAATACAGTTGGCATGACTTGTTTCCGGATGTCGAGTACAACGCCAGGAATGACACCAACTCAAAAGATCAGACGATAAACACCGGCAAACCGAAGAGATTTAAGAGTCTGACATGTAGGGCAATCAACGCATCACTGACCGGCAGTACAAGGTGTGAATTTTTGTTATGTGCAGATGACCTGTGTTCAGGCATTGAAGAAGCCCTTTCCGCTGACCGCATGAACAAATTGTGGCAGGCGTTTAACACGGACCTTCTTACGAGGCGCAAGGAAGGGTGCAAGACACTGATGATTGCTACCCGGTGGTCAGTCATTGACCCTATTGGACGTATGCAAGCTGCCCAAGAGGACAATCCGAGAGCGAAGTTTATCTCCATACCGGCACTGGATGATGAGGGCAATTCAAATTTCGAGTATGCTAATGGTGTTGGTTTCTCCACGGAGTATTTCACAAACATCAAGAACAGCATGGATGACATTTCGTTCAAGTGCCTGTTCATGAACGAGCCGATAGAGCGAGAGGGCTTGCTGTACCACGATGACGAGATCCGCAGATACCTGACTCTTCCGGAAGAAGAACCCGAAGCAATACTGTCCATTGTGGACACGAAAAATAAAGGCACTGACTATTTCTTCCAGCCGGTATTCCTCAAGTACGGGAATGACTACTATCTTACCGAGTGCATCTGCTCCAATGAGTCTGACTACGAAGTGCAGTATGCAAGATCCGCAAAATTGTTGTTAGACAATCATGTCGAGGCGTGTAAGTTTGAGTCGAACAACGGTGGTGACAGAGTTGCACTGGAAGTGTCAAACCGCATAAAGGATGCCAAGGGATACTGCAATATCACGCAGGAGTACACTACTGCGAACAAAGAGACCAAGATCATTGTCTACGCACCGTGGGTGAAAGAGCATGTGATTTTCAGGGACAAGAGTTTGTACTTACCGAAAGACGATTACGGAGTGATGATGAGTTTTCTTCTGAGCCATGCAGCTATGGCAAAGAACAAGCATGACGACGTACCTGATGGTCTGTCAAGTTTTGCCAAGTGGAGGAACCGCCCGGAAGATATACCCGTAGTCGTAGGCAGGAGACCGTTTTGAACAAAGACATCTTGACTCAGTACACAGACCTTCTCAGAGAAGCCGAAGAGGTTGAGCAGAGGATCAAGCAGACAGAGAGAGAATTACGGCAGATGGATGCTGACGGTGAAGTAACCGACATGGTTCGTGGTGGCGAAGGTGGTATCCAGCACTTTAAGATCACTGGTTTCCCGGTCCGTGACTACTATCGCAAGAAATCGCTGCTGAACACACGGAACATCACACTTCTGTCCCTGAAAAACGAGATTGACGAGACGCTGAACGATGTCCACGAGTTTATTGCCAGTATTGAGAACAGTCATGACCGAAGGATCATCACCATGCGGATAGTGGATAAGATGTCCTGGAGGCAGATTGCACATGTGATGGGTGGAAACAACACTGAGGACTCAGTTCGCAAGAGATTTGAGAGATTTTTAGAGAAAAATTAGCAAAAAAGTGGCAAAAAACTGAAAGTTGTCCGATATGTCCGCTTTTTCTTAGCTATCATTAAGCTGACGAAACAGACGAGCAAGGACAGATGACAACTGTTGCTTGCTTTTTGCGTTGAGGTAACGGTAATGGCAGACGAGCAGAACACCAAGACCAACAAGAATACTGACGGGATAGCTGCTACGGCACAGTCCCCCATCTTCACGGGTCGGAGAATTGTATACTGGAACCCTGTTGAGGTCACTTCGGGCAATATCCTTGGCATCATTGAGAACACCATGATCGTTCACGAGGTAAACCGTAGCGAGATGATGTATCTCCGGGAGTACGAGAAGGGCAACCAGCCTATCTTCTATCGTGTCAAGAAGGTCAGGGAGAACATCAATGTCAAGTGCATGGCTAACTACGCCCACATGATTACTGACTTCAAGGTCGGCTATGAGTTTTCTGCTCCGTACATGTTCTATCAGAGAGCGAAAGACGATTTCCGCAAGACCGACGTAAAGCAGGACGACAAGAGAGTTGCAAACCTGAACGAGATGCTTTGGGAACAGGGCAAACCCGGCAAGGACATAGAGCTTGCGTATGACTTCAAGACTACCGGCCTTGGATACATGCTGGCTTTCCCGAAACAGGACGAGACCGATGAGATTGCACCGTTCGATCTGCTGGTCCTCAATCCGCTGAACACCTATTGCGTATACAGCAACGATGTACACCGCAGAAAGATGCTGGCGGTCACCTACTCTGTCGACCAAACCACGGCAGTAAAGCATATCACAGCCTACACCAAAGACTGGATATGGGAAATCGAGGGTGGAGCAATCATCAATCAGATGCCGAACATGATTGGCATTATCCCGATTGTTGAGTTCCGGAACAACCACAACAGGCAGGCTTGTTTCGAGCCAGTCATTCCTCTGTGTGACGCACTGAACATCTCCAACAGTGACCGGGTAAACGACCTTGCACAGTATGTTCAGGCTATTCTGTGGCTGAACAACTGCAAGATTGACGACGATCAGCGAGATGCTCTAAACGACTACGGTTTCATACAGACATCTTCGACTGCTGATGGTAAGGATGCCAAAGTCACATACGTCACGGTATCTCTTAACCAGGCAGACACCCAGGCACTGATCGACTACATGTATGCTCAGATGCTTGAGATCGCCGGCGTACCCGGAAGGGATACAGCAAAGGGTGGCAACACAGGATCTGCGATACTCCTGTCAAACGGTTGGCAGATTGCTGAAACCATGGCAAAGAACATGGAGATGATGTTCTCGGCGCAGGAAATGGAACTGTTGGATGTCATTATTGCCATTATCCGCAACACTCCCGGCATGGATGAGGGTATGAAGCAGCTTAAACGGTCCGACGTGCTTGTCAAGTCACCCAGGAACAAGACTTATGACCTTGTGAGTCGTACTTCTGCACTGGCGAACCTGATAAACATTGGCGTAGATCCGCTGAAAGCGTTCACGGTAGTAGACATCTTTGACGATGCGCAGCAGGTAACTATGGACTCCATTGATATGATCCGCAAGATCCTGCTTTCAAAGACCGATAAGTCAGGCACATCCCCTTCTATGGGTGATGGGAACCCTGTTGATGGTGTCAGGGGCGCAGATGATGTCAACGCAGAACAGAAACGGGAGAATGAACCTGCCGTATGAGGCGCACAACGCTGAAATTTGACGAACTGAATAGTCTATCCCGGAGCGAGTACGAGGAATACTTCGATGAGATGGGAATAGACGAGGACGCAAAGCAGGACAGAGTTCTTATGGCTATGGCTTTTGAGGACAAACTGCTGCCGATACTTGCGTTCATTCAGGACCGCATCACACGAAAAGAGCAGTTTATTGAACGGTCAGAGTCAATGTTCGAGCAGGCATTTATGGCAGTCGCTCTTACACGCATGGGACTGAGCGAAGAGGACCTGAGATACACGGCACAGTTATTTGCCGGCCAGGTTGCCTTATCCACTTACCGGAACATGGATGACCCGTACTTCACATCCATAGACAGGGCAATCAATATCTCCGCAACAGAGTCAAATGCAGTGAACTGTTTTGGAGAAAGGGTTGATGCCAAAAACATGGGCATGACTCTAAAGACATGGAACACCATCATTGACGGACACGAAAGAGAATGGCACGAGGAAGTAGACGGACTCACAGTGCCGATAGACGAACCATTTGAAGTAAACGGAGACCTGCTCATGCAGCCCTTAGACACTTCACTTGGAGCCGGGGCCGACAACATAGCTAACTGCCGATGCTGGGCGACCTACGAGTGAGGAATGTATGGACAAGGCAATTACTGGAAACAAAATACTTCTGCACCTTGACAGGGTTGTAAACAGTCAGTTGCCGATAACCGCTGACATCTTCCTGAACAACTACTGCAATAACCGATGCCCTTACTGCACATATCGCAGATGGGCTTTCGACGACGGTGCAAGGTCAATGTCATTCGAGAACTTTGTGACCTATGTACGCAGGATGCAGGACCTTGGTGTACTTGGATTTATCCTGTCGGGTGGTGGTGAACCCACTATCTCCAAGGATTTTGACAAGATCGTAGAGTGGCTTGACAAAGAGAATATCGCATACGGCATAAACACGAACTTTAACCGCTACGTTCAGTGCAGTCCACGTTACCTGAAAGTATCACTCGATGCCTGGGACGAGGACAGCTACGAACATCGCAGAGGCGTCCGTGAATATCAGACGGTCCGGAACAACATTGTCAGGTTTGCCATAGACAAAAAGCCCGAAACAAGGCTTGGGATACAACTGCTGGCAGAGAATGTTGATGAAGTCTATAAGTTCTACGCAGCGAACAAGGATCTGCCGGTTGACTACATTGTCATCCGTCCTGTGGAGTCAACAAACGGGTGCTATTACGAGAGACTACCCGACGACAGATCCATGAAACCAACAGAGATCGTCAAAGCTATACAAGACATAGCTGACCGTGACGTTCGTGTGGTTATGAACTACAAATGGCACCTGCTTGGCAAGAAGTACGATAGTTGCATAGGACAGTGGTCACAGATTGCTGTCAATGAGCTTGGAGAAGTGATGTACTGCTGCCACAAGCCATTTCAGATCATCGGACACATCATGGACGAAAATATTTTGAAAATCAAAAAGGAGTGCGCCACGGACATGAAGATGTGTGACGTACCTTGCAGGCTGAGTGGAGTCAATCATGACCTGAGCCTCATCAACCGGACTCAGATGCACTCAGAATTTATCTGATAAAAATTGTCAGTCTTGGCATTTTTATAGAGATCGACAAGAGAATGTCGTAAATAACGCAAACCGCAGAGAAGCGAACCAAACGCACAATTAACACCGACAGAGAAGCCGGTATAGAAATTTCGCAAGGAGAACACTATGGGTGAGGAACAGATCATCACGAACGAAAATGTAGACATCAATCAGGAACAGGAACAGCCGAGATCCGCAGATGACACTATTGCTGAACTGAAAGCAGAGGTCATGAGGCTGAAAAAAGCCACGGACAAGGCAACCAGCGAGGCAGCGTCCTACAAGAAGAAGTACAACGAGACCCTTTCGGAGTCCGAGAGAACCCGTATGGAGAAAGCCGAGAAAGACGCACAGATGCTTGACGAGCTTAACACTCTTCGGAGAGAGAAAGCGATCTATCAGCACACAGCGTCCTTCATGAAACTTGGCTACTCCGAGAAGAACGCAATCGCAGCAGCAAACGCCCTGTTCGACAACGACACCGACGAACTTCTCAGATTGCAGCAGAATCAGCTTGCAGAAGCAGAGAAGCGTATCAGGCAGGATCTTATGAAGAAGATGCCTGCACCCGTGATCGGAAACGACGACACCATCAGTGTTACGCAGGAACAGTTTGACAAGATGGAGTACACAGACAGACTGGAACTGTTTAAAAACCATCGTTCAGTCTACGACAAACTGGCTGGACACAACTAACCACTAACTACCGGATAGCGTTTGGAGCTATTCGCTGACCCACAAAAATTATGGGAGGTTTATTATGAGCACTGTTTCCACGACAGACGGAACCTACTTAACTAACCTGTTTAATCCGCAGGTTGTAGGTGACATGATTCGAAAGAAACTTTTTGATGCGATCAGGTTCGCACCGCTGGCAGAGAACTATGACAACCTTGTCGGCAGACCAGGCAACACCATCTCTCTACCCTACTTTAACCTGCTGGGGGCAGCAGAGCTTGTTCTTGAAGGGCACGACATCCCGATCAAGCAGCTCACCGAGCAGACTAAAGACGTTACGGTGAAAAAGTACGCAATCGGGGCACAGTTCACCGATGAGTCCTTGCTCAGTGGCTATGGCAGGCCCCTGGATGAAGCTGTCAGACAGATCACGCTTGCGCTTGCCGGTGCAGTTGACAATGATCTGCTTGCTACTATGTCCACTGAGGCAATCGAGTCCATGACTACCGATGCCGGTGCTTTCACAGCAAATGGTGTTATCGAAGCACTCACCCTGTTTGGTGAGGACATTGACGGTGAAAAAGCACTTCTCATCAATCCTGCTGCTTACGAAGTGATCCGTAAGGCGACTGGATATATCTCCGGTACAGATGTCGCTGCGAACATCATCATCAGAGGCACTGTCGGTTACTTCCACGGATGCCAGGTTGTAGTTTCCAACAAGCTGACTTCCGCAAACTGCGCTTACATCGTTAAGCCCGGTGCGCTGGCGATCTACCACAAGAGAGACATCTTCGTAGAGACTGATCGAGACATCATCAATAAGAGCACCGTGGTCACTGCGGACTGCCACTTCGCTACGCTGGTGCGTGACCCGTCCAAGCTCATCAAGATGCCCGGTGCAGGTACTTCCACCTGATCTTAGCTTATAGCTAAAGGAGTCTAACGCATGGATAAGGTATACGTCGCTATACCATGCCTTGATACCATCTCTGCGAGTTTTGCACAGTGCCTTGTAGAATTGCAGGCACCTGCCGGCATGGAGATTGAACCACATTTCAACATTGGGACGTTGGTTTATGACAGTCGGAACCATCTTGCAGAGATGGCTATTGGCTCTAAAGCCAAGTATACGTTTTGGCTTGACTCAGACATGATTTTTATGCCTGACACACTGGTATCCATGATGGACACCATGGAGAAAAACAACCTCAGAATATTGACTGCACCATACTACAAGCGGAGACATCCATTTACCCCGACATTGTACAAGCGGTTTGATATTCACCCCAAGGCCGGCATACGTTCCGAAGAGTTTGAAGAACTTCCCGACGAACTATTCAAGGTTGCTGCCTGCGGTTTCGGATGCGTACTGATGAGGACCGATGTTCTCATGAATGTGCTTGTCAGTTATGGACCGCAATTTTCCCCTATCGGCATTGTGGGCGAGGACATCAGTTTTTGCTGGAGAGCAAGGCAACTGCGTGAAGAGATATGGTGTGATCCATCTATTGCGTTAGGACACGAAGCGCACATGATAATTACAAAATCTACAAGGAGCGCATTTATCAATGGGAATGTTGTTAAGACGCAGAGGCGAGGCGAGTAACCTCACCACATCGAACGATCTTCCGAGAGCAAGGAACATGGACATTGATGATCCAAGCGAACAGGTTTCCGTAAAAGACAAGAAGCCTGATACCGTCAAGAGGACGAGAAAGCCGAGGAAGTAAGATGGAAACCCTTAAAGCGGAGATCGTACAGATTTTGCTTGACTATCTTGAAGAAAGTCAGGCATCGACAATCACGATCCTGTCCACGAGAGCTATGATGGCTTTCAGGGAATATGTCAACTATCCTTCCACATGGACCGAAGAACAGATCCTTGCGGATATGACCAGGCATAAGAGTTGTATAGCGGACCTTGCACTCTACGAGGCAATTCAACAGGGCGCAGAGTTCCAATCAATGCACATCGAGTCAGGCATGTACCGCATGTGGAACAACAAGGGGAATGTGTATACACAGCATGGTGTAGTCCCGTTTGCGACTCTTTAAGACGGTGCGTGTCGTAGATTCCCCTCCGACTACGGTGCAGGGAGCGTCCGTTATGGGCGGTTGGGCAGGACGCTTGAATGGAGGACACAGACATGAGGTGTTTACAGAGGCAGACACAGGAATTGTGGTTTTCGATTGAGTCAAAGGCGTATGTAGGGATTGATGATGTATCCTTATACAGCAAGCCTGAAATGCACAGGTTTACAGTCAGTCCCACGGGAAGTACCCCGGAAGATTATGCCGTAGGTATCGTACCTGACTATGATCGCTACATCACTTCGTTTGACCGGAGTTTTCAGCCGATAGAAGGTATGCGGGTTTGGGTTGATGTGGTCCCGGAGCTTACAGCTTTAGGAGAACTGAAACTTGACGAGAACGGATGTCCGACTGTATATCCCGACTACACGTTGAAGCGCAAGGTTGACACCAAGATGGGGAACATAGCCAGGTATCTCATCAAAAAGAATGGGGATGAGGTCAATGAAAATCGTAATTAACGGTTTATCTGAGCAGTCCCTTCTGAAAGCTGCAAGGCGAGTAGAGTGGTATCAGAGGCACCTGCTTGTCAAAAACCGTGAGTTCATAAAAGAGCTTACGAAGAAAGGCATAGAAGAAGCCCACATACATCTCAATGGTATGGGCGACTCAGAACCACCCACGTTTGCTACTGAAAACCCTTATGTCATGGTGGGCAGTCAAGAAGGAAACATGAGGTCAACGATCAAACTGCGAGGCGAAGATGTTGCTTTCGTAGAGTTTGGCGCAGGTATTCACTACAACCAAGTACCTGTTGGTGACTCTCCTAACCCTTTAGGCGTAGAACTTGGTTACACAATCGGTTCCTACGGTATGGGACAAGGTGCCAATGACACCTGGATCTACGAAAAGGATGGTCACACTTACGTTTCCTTCGGTACACAAGCGACTATGCCACTATACAACGCAGACATGAAGATACGCCAGGAATACAGAGATGTAGCAAGAAGCGTATTCAGAGGTTGAGCAATATGGCAGAAATCGTTCAAAATCCCATCGAAAAAATTTACCAAAGATGGCTAACCGAAATCGTTGAGGCTGGTGCCATAACAGCTACACAGCAGTCGTTCGGCAACAATGACATCGGCGCACAGCTACCTTGGATAGCATTTAAACCTATGACCAATTACACATGGTTGCAGGTCAGAAATCTTGAGAATGACGAGAACGGTATCGTAATCAACATTCAGATAGAGTGCTTTGCATCTAAGGAGTCCGTGGCATTAAGGCTTGAGGATAAGTGTAAAGAGATCATGTTCGGCATGGGCTTTTACTCCACAGGTTTCGCTCAGCGGTTCCGGAACAATAATGTCCATCGTTATATAACCAGGTTTGCCATGAACTATACGGGATGGCTACTTGGTGAAGATACAACCACTGGCAGTCAGCAAGAGACTGTCACTAACCCCTAACAACTAAGGAGGCTGAATATGGCTACTAAAGCTATTTCCACCATCGGCACAGTGCTGAAATTTGGAACTACTCAGGGTTCACTGACCCAGCTCTGCAAGATCAAGTCTTTCCCCCAGCTTGGTGGTGAAAGAGAGCAGATCGAAGTAACCGATCTCGAAGATGAGCAGCAGGCTTTCGTGCCCGGCGTACAGTCCATCTCCAATATGCAGTTCACAGCAAACTATCTGCTGGCTACCTATCAGTCCCTCAAGACCAATGCC